GTCGTACGCATCCTGAATGAACGCCTGTCGCGAGCTCGTGTCGAACTCCCGAACCATCTCTATGAAGGGAACCGAACGCTTTTGCCCCTGCTGGTCAGCCGGCACACCGTGATGAAGCATTTCCACAAACTTTCCATAACGCCCTGCCCACAGGCTTATCAGCAACTCGAAGTCCTCTGACGGTTTCGGCTGCAACCCACGCCGTCGCTTCGCCTCACGCCATGCCTTTATCGCCGGCCACCGGTCATCTATGAATATCCGAACCAACTGGTCTACCCAATGAACCCTGAACGTGTCCGGTATGTGTTCTGGCTTCGGCTTGTCAAACACGAACTGCGCCCGAATCTTCTCTCCTGCAGGCGAGTAAACCCAATCCCGAATCTCCTTTGCCCACGTTTCTATCGCGTCCCACATGTCCCCAGGTAACATCATCTGTAGGTGAGCGTAAAACTGCGGAGCTGAACCGGCTGCAACATCCGGATTCAGCACGTAAGCTTCCATCCAATGCGCGAACGCTTCCGCTCGCTTATCCCGCAGGCTTCCCCGCTTCCGACTAGCTTCCGGCAGAAACTCAAACAACTCCTCATCAAACGGTGAATGCTTGCGCGGTTCCGCCCACTCCGCCAAAATCCCGAACTCATCATCTATCGCATGGGCAAGCTCATGGACAGCCGTAGGTATGTCGCCCCAACGGCGTATCACCACGTCTGCCGTACGAGGGTCATAGTACCCAGCCGCCCGCTTCGGAGTACGTCCAACACGTATCCACCTGCCCAAACGCAGAATGATACCCTGCGGATGTTCGCCACGACCAGCAACACCTTGCCCAATATTCGGTATCGGCGGAACGTCGTCGCGATAGAACACGCCCTTGCCCGCCCCGCTCGACGGCGTCTCACCGCCCTTCCTACCGCGACGCGCCGACTGCTCCTCTTCCCACTTCTTCACCTCGCTATACGGCTGCAGCGGGAACCTCTTCACGAATTCCTCAAAGTCCAACACGTTCCAATTCAGATACCAGTAACCCAACCGCGCGTCAAAACGCGCTCCAGCGGACATAAGAACATCACGCTGAGACATCAACGCATTATCAATCCGAATGCGCTCATACCCCTCCCGGGTACTAGTACGTCGCAGAACATACGGCTTGGCGGGGTCAGGAGACTGCGTCAGTACCACACGTCCAACCTGCAGAAATAGCCACGCCTTTTCAACGTTAAACTCCCCTTCCGCGCTCAGCAGTCCCATCAGTCTGCCCAAAGCCGTGATGCCAATCCGTAGCCCTGATACCACCGCGCCCGAACGAACGTCGCGGAACGTCACAAACCCTGTATCCGCGCCCGAGTCTTCTACCTTGCTCACCAGATGAATCAGCGGAGCCGTACCTCTTACCGGCAACAAAAGCCGTCCGGACAAAATGCCATAACGCAGGTTCTGCTCCGTTCGCACCGTGTATAAGCGCACGGACGCAGTCAACTGACTCTCTTCTTCTATCACCCCACGATGGCGCGACGCACGCGCCCGCTGCACTCCTGCCAACTCCTCATATATCTCCATGAACCTCTCGTAATGCCTCGCCTGAAGACGCGCCGGCAGAGACGACAAAACCGTCAATGCCCACCTGTTGTAATCAGCGGTAATGTGACCTAAAGGCTCTATCGTGCCATTCCGCTTAAAGTCCGACGCGAAGTCCTCCCTCATGTAGAACACCTTCTCGGCACGGTCAAGCTCAGACCACAACCTGCGTACAGCCGAACCTCCGATCACGGGGTCAATCTCGTATTCCGCTAGCGACTCCGCACCGGCTACCGCTTCGCTTTCCGCTTTTGATAACGCACCCAAAGACGCCAGACGTGCCGCCACCGTCGCAATAATCTTGTTCTCGCCCGCCAGTCCGCTCTTAACCAGAATCACATGCGGAGACGTCAGCTGTCCCGTTCTGTCCACGCGCCCAAGTATCTGACGGAACGAATCCGAACGCCACGGGATGTCAAGGAATAACAAAACACGCTGACCAGTGCCCGCAGAGTCATGGTGCAGGCTGATACCCGCCTGCCCTGCCGACGACAGCAACGCTATCCGTCGCTTGCCACTCTGAAACTCGTCAATCAGCCGCATGCGCTGCGACGGAGAGCTTTCGCCAGTGATGTTCGCCACCCGGTCTTCGCCAAACTCCGACTCCAGCACGTCAATAGGGGCAGGTATGTCCAGCAATTCGGAGAACCTCTCGTTTAGCTCCTGTTTGGCTATCACCACGTCGGTATGTTCGCGGACAAACGAATAGGAACCTGAATCGTCGCGTGTCCACTGCTCTGTGTTGATACTGTCCAAAATCGCTTTGGCAGAACCGCTCTGTCCCCACGTCGGCGTCACACTTTCCACATACAAAACTACCTGCTTGCCTTCGGAAACCAACCGCTGTATCTCCGGCAAAATCTTTTTCAGACGCAGCCCCTGATACACCCGCTTCATCAGAAACTGCGCGTGAGCCCACGGAAATGGGCGATGCGACCTAACGTCAATCCTTCGCCCGATGTAATGCCAATACACCGCGAGGCGAATCGTTTCCGCCAGCTTGTCTATGAGGTTCTCCTCTTCGGCAGTCAAAGGCACATCCCGCACCTCGAACGTCACGCCACCGCGTGCCAAGTCACGCGACGTGTAGCGGTTCGAGGCATACAGCTCGCGCATGAGCTGTTCCATCTCATCATATTTCAGCACACGACGTTCCACCGTCGTGTCATCGCCACGCCGTTGTTCCTTAGTTTTGCTGCCCCGCTCTCTTGCTATCTCCTGCCACGTCATGGAAGCAGCCGAATGTGCCTGTTCCTGCAAATTCTCCCATGTCGTGGTCGAAATCAAGTCCGCCTGAAGCATCCCGATAAACGAGTGCCAGCTATTGGGGTCCAGCGTCCACAAACGAAGCGCATAGAATTCGCGAAGCTCCGTCGGAGACTGCGCTGGCGTAGCCGTTGAGTACACAATGCGGTAGTTCTCATTCATAAACATGTGCGCGTGCATCGCACGCCAAGCTTGGTTCTTCACCGACTCCGCAGTGCCACGGGTCGTGTGCGCCTCATCCGATACCCATACGTCAATGGGAACCTTTACGCTCTCGCGCCCCATGCCTGTGATAGTCCACACCGCGTCCTTGAACTTGCCAAGAGCGTCCACCACGTATATAGCCCTGTCCGCTATCGGAAAGTCCTTCAGACCACCTGTAGTGTCCGACCGCAGCTGGCGCAGGTCGATGATGGACACGCCGCGGTCATACCGCGAAAACGTCTCTTGCAGCACAGAAATCATGTCCGCGACGTTTGTTCCGCTAAACGTCGTTACCAGAGCGCGGTTAATTTTGCCGAGCCCGAATAGCGAATACAGGTACGCCCCAATCTCCCGCGTCTTACCCAACCCTACGTCATCTGCCAGCACGAAGCCGTGATTGTTCTCGAACGCATTTAGCATCAACATGACAGCGTCAAACTGCGCGTCCGAGATAACGCCGTCAAGCTGCATCCGTTTGAGAATGTCGGGAACCTCAACCGTAATCGGGTCAGGCTCAATCCCTGCCAGCGACGCAGGCAAAAGAACCTGACGGGGATGGGGTACTAAGGAAGCGGTAAACCGAGGGCTATAGGCAGTATAGAGTCTAGGGTCATAACCGAGACTAGCGATATCCTGTTCGAGAATCTCACGTCGACGTTGCTCGTCCAAATCTTCAGCGTCTGCTCGAACTGCGCCAGATTCGGAAGGAACAACTCCAGCTCGCCCTCGCCCGTGCTCTGCGGTAGGCTCACCTTCACCACCGGTAGTCCCAACTTCCGATAGTCCACCTGCATCGCGTCCAGCCCCTTGCTCAATTTGTCCAGCGACTTGCTCATGTTCAGCAGGTACCTGTCCACCGCCGGCAGAAGCCGTTCCTCGACGCCCTTCCATTGCAGGTGTTCCAGGTGCCCCGCCGTCGCCAGACTCACCGGCTCCCACCACTGGTCGTTCCGCAGATTCAGCCGTTCCAACTCCCCCACCCCCAGACTCGACAGTACCTGCAACTCCGCCAGCTGGCGCGGAAGCGACGGGTTCCCTTCCAGCAGGTACGCCGGACGGTTCTTCAGGCTCTGCGCTAGACTCGCCTCCAGCGCGTTCAGCGGATTCTGCGCTACCGAATCGAGAAACGCCTGGTACCCTGACATCGACGCTCACTCCCTCCTCAGATGTCGCCGTCGCCTTTCGCTGTTTCTGCTCCGTTTGGGCAGCAGCCTCCGTCGTAATACCCGACAGCAGCTCTTCTGCCGTCGGCAGGTCGGGTACGCCTTCTTCATCATCGAACAGCCCTGCCGTGCCTCCGCCCTCTGCCTGCCGAAGCGCGAACAGCAAAAGCTTCTCCTTGTCTGGCAAATCCCTCTTTTGCTCCAATAGCTGCTTGGACAGCGATTCTTCCGGCGCGGCCGCCAACGCTGCTGCACGTGAAGCAAGGTCGGCATAGGTCTTCAGGAACACGCGAACTGCCTTTATACTGCGCATCCGGTCAAACGCCAGCAATAGCAACTTCACAACGCGCGGAATTGCATAATCACCACCGAACAACTCCCCCTGCTCAACGAAGTCGCGCACGTTCCGTCCACCCTTCCGCAACTGTTCCATCCACAGAACCGCCTGCGCGATGTCGTTGCCAATATCATAGGCATCCGCCGCCTCGGGATTGCGGTGACGTATAATGGACAGACCAGAACGCAGGGCAGCCATGTCGGCTGCCGCGGCAGCTACTCCTTTCGCCAGACGCTGAACCTCAAGGTCAGGACTCTCCAGCTTGCCTAACAGCGCAGGACTGCCATAGCCGTACGCCAACAGGGCTGAATAGAGGCGGTTTATGCCCGTCAGAGATAGCTCACCTCCACTTAGCAACAGCTGCGACACTTCCGACGTCGGCATATCCTTCAGCACGGCATCCACAAACCGCTTATTCTCTTTGGCGTCCAAATCAAAATCCGGATTAAACAGGTTGATATGCTTCTCAATGATTCGCGCGTCCGCCATCGCACGGTCGACAGGACTGAACTGGGCTACGTCCGACAGCCCCATCTCCAGCACCAGCGACGCACGTGCCCCGAGCTCCCGTTCTACCGGACGGATACGCACCAACACGGGACGACGTAACTGCTGAACCACCAACGGATTAATACCGAACCGCTCTGCGTTCTCCAAAAGCCAGCGGCGGTACTTTTCCGCTGCCGACGGGTTGTATTGATACGCCAGCAACAACGCCAGCGTTCGCCCGTTGCCCGACTCGACAATACCGTCTTCGCCCACTATCGGCGCACCGCTGGACGTCGAGGCAGAATCGCCCAGTTTCTCTGGTACCAGATTCTGGGCTATCTCCTTGACCTGCTGCTGCATGGCTGCTGCCGACCGGTCTCGCGGTTGCAACACCTGCGGGTACTCCGGATTTTCGTGCCATGTCAGCGGGTTATGGGATACCTTCAGGTCGTCTAACTCCACCACTGCCCACTGTGTACGCACCTGCGTATGCTTGGCAGTGTACGACAGGTTCTCCGTGCCCAGCTGTTCTGGACCCAAGTCCATCCGCTTCGGGATATACTCCTCAGCAGGGATGGGTTGCTGGGTCTCCGCAACTATTTTCTCCGTCGGCTTCGTTTCCACGCCAGTTTTCGCAGGTTCTTCAATACGTAGCGTTTCTGGCGTTTGTGGCTTCGGCGTTTGCGGTTGCGGTTCGGGTGCTACCGGCGGTTGTGGCCCGGCCTTACTTTCTGCCGTCGCAGGTCGCTCTGGTGCGGGCAACGGCTTCGGCGGTTCCATCTCCCAAGTCTTTCCCGAGGATGGTTGCTCCGTCGGCGGTGGAGTACCGCCCGTCGCCTTCGCTTTCATCTCCTGCGCCCACTGCGCCCGTTGACGTGCTGCCGACGCTTCCTGCCAATACCGCTCCCATACATCTCTGGAGATGCCGAACGTCTTCTCCATCGCACTCACAAACTGCTCTTCGGTCATCCTCATCCATTCCAACGGGTTCACAAACCGCGTCAACAGCCCGACGGAGTAGCCTGCCTTCTCCAAGCCCTCAGCAACCGTCTTCGCCGTTGGATGCAACATGCGAGCCACTTCCGACTCCGACTTGCCACGTATGCGCTCCAACACCTCTGATGCCGAGACGTCTCGCTTCTCTATCTGGGACAGACGCTCCCGAATCACGTTGACAATCGCCCGAGCCACCAACTCTGCCTGTACATGCTCAGGCGTCCCAACTTTAACAGGTTGCTTCCGCAGCTGCTCAATCGCCTGACGCAATGTACGCTCCGCGGCTGCACCCACCGCTTGACCCGTGCCTCTCAGCGCAAGCGACACACCATCCAACAGTATCGCCAACGTCACGGCAGGCCCCACGATGCTGTCACGCCGATACCACTCCTCCATGTCCTTTGTCCAGCCCTTGTGTGGCAGCAGCCTGCGAATGTCCTGAGACAACCCCTTCGCTACGTCCTTCAGACGCTTCTCCGCTTGGTTGACCTCCGACTGCGTAGGCTTTACGCCACGAACGCCTAACGTGTTCTCTATGGCTTCCCGTAACCACGTGTTGGGGCCGCTATATTCCGAATTCACTACTGCGACGTCGTGAATCATCTGACCAACAAAGCGCGGTATAGCCCCGACGAATTGCGACAATCGCCAGAGGAAGAACGAACCCTCGCGGTATATCTTGGTTGCCAGATTGCCCGTTGTCTCCAAGTCCACGATAGGGCTAACTTCCTTCAGGATGTACGCGCGAGTCGCTGCACTCAGACCCTGTCCTTCCATCCACTTGTTGATGTCGTACAGGTTTATCCCTTCGCGAACTGCGCTTTTCGCTGCATCCAGATATTGTTGGGGAGTAGTGGGATAAAAACCCAGCCAATTGGCTATGGGTGAGAAGTATTGCGATACCTTCTTCAGGTCCTTCGGTGTCGCCTTCGGCATTTGCGATGCCAGATGTGCCCGTTCCGCCACCTCCTTCACAGATGTCGGCAGAGACCGAGCTATGACCGGCGGCTGAAAATCCGTCTTGGACTGGCTTTTGTCCCGTAGCCCAGCAAACACATCAACGCCACCGCGCGGAACGTTACCCGGACTGACCGGCGTGCGCAAGGCTTCCGCGACCAGCTCCCCCAGCGACGGCAGGGCGGTAAGCTCGGAAGCAAGGGCAGTCGCACGCTTCCGTTCCTCCGTGCGTAGACGTTGCAGCTGCTGTTCCAGCAAAGGGGCTACGTCGTCAGGCTTTAGCTTATACCCGTCAGGTACGTCCAACACCAGACGGAACTTCCTGCCTGTGTAGGCAGGATAGCGGTTGCCCCTGTATGTGATGACAACTTCTTGTTCTGGCACTAACGCACCTCTTCGAACGATTTCACGGTGATTTTCGGCTTTTGCGGTTGCGCCTTTTTCTGTTGTTGCGTCTTCGTTAATTCCTTATCCGTTACCACCAGCTCTACACGGGAAGACTTCTGCGTATTCTTGGCGCCCTGTGCCTGTGGCTGTTCCTTCGGCGGTTGCCGTGACTGTTGTTGCGCTTTCGGCGGTTGCTCACCCGACGTTGCTGGCTTCGAGCGACCCAATAGGCGAGATAGCCATCCACCAGCTGCCTCCAGCCAACGACGAACCGTTGACTTCTGTTCGGGTTTCTTGTGCTGTTTCTGTGCGCCCATCGGAGCCGATACGCTGACTGTCGGCACAGAAGCAGCTGCCTTCCGCGTCTCCAACTGGCGAACCGCACTCTTGGCACGCTGTTCCCACTCGGTAGCCATTGCGCTGTTGCGCAACAACGAAAACTTATTGAGTGCCCCACCCGTAGAGACGTACAACTGGTACGCAAGACGTGCCAGCGCATCATCGTGAGTGGCTATCAGGCTATCAATCTCGGCACGGTCCTGAGCGTCAGCCATCGAATAGCCCTCGCCTAACATCTGCTGAACTGCTTTCTCACGCATAGCCAGCAACTGGTAAAACGTCTTGTTCAGGTTGCGCACGTCCACATCCTCCGCGCTCATGTAACTGCGTCCGGTACGCACAATCGCGTTTTGCTTGGCAGATACGCGAGTCGCTATCTCGCTTGCTTGCTTCAACAGCTTAAGCGAACTTGCCGACAACTGCTCGACCCTGGCCCGCAGCACACGCACCTGTTCCGGCAACAGCGTTCGGGTTGCCTCCGCCCGTGCCTTCAGGTAATCCGCCTGTGCCTCCAAAACGGGTTTTCGCGCCTCTAACGCCTCCTGTCCGGTCTGCGCACGAAGCATCGCAGCCTCCGCCTGCGTCATTCGCGCCTGTGCCGTTGCTTGGCGATACGCACGCTCTTCACGCAGACGCGCCGCTAGCTGCTCCATCTGCGATATTCTGTCCAAAATCCGCATTCGCTGTTGCTCCAGTACGGTCATACGCTGGCGATACAGGTCTTCTGCTTTGCTCTTTTTCAGGTTGTACATCTGCACCTTTAGGCGGTTCATTGCCTCAATGCCCGCAACGACGTTGCGGTACTGCGTAGCCACCATCTGCTGAAGGGTCGCCCAACGTTCCTGTTCTGTGCGCGTAGCCCGTTCCTGCATCTGCAGGGGAACGGCCAAATACTGCGCCCCTCCCGCAGGGTTAAACAGTGTCGCCAGAGACGCCAGAGTGACCGCCGTCCTGTCCAGCGGTGCTGGCTGAGGCATGGGCAACATCGGCATGGACAGCGGTATGTCCAAAAGCTCTGGCTCCTCTACATCCTCTGGTGAGCTGCTTGCTATCTGTTCGCCCAACGCATAGTACTGTGTCCACAGCTTGTCTATCTCCTTGTACAACTGCACCAGTGGGTCATCTTCCTGCGCCTGCGCGACAGGAGGCTGTTCAGCCTGCCCCGTCGTTGCAACCGCCGGTACCTCCCACGGCATGTGATACGTGCCACCCTGCCCGGGCTGACGGTCGGGACGGCGGATTCTCTGCCCGTATGCCTGTGGAGACGGCGAAGCCAGCGCAGGCCACGGCGGTGGCGAATACGCCGTAGATTGGTCTATCATCTGCATCAACGCCTGATAGAATGGATTCATGCACGCAATCCCCTGGCCATCATCTGCGTGAGCAAGCTTGGCCCCAACAGTCCAGCACCCGCCAACCCTGCCGACGCGCCGTACATCGCCAACTGGCTGCCCAGCTGCGCCTGCGGATTAACTCGTGGCGCAGGCATCAACTGACTGAGAAGCTGTACCGCATTTGCTGCTCCTGCCGAATACGTCTGTGCCATGTTCTGCCAAGCGGCCAGAGGTTGCGCATACATGCCCGGCAGCTGACTAAATCCGCCAAGCTGCATCTGCAGTATGTTCAACTGGTGCTGATACTGAGCCTGTTGGTCAGCAAGCATTTGCCGGTTATAAACGTCCGCAATTTGAGCCAAGCCACGCGCAAGCAGCATATTGCTGGCGCCTGAAATATCCACTCCCGGCTGCGCCGTACGGGCATACTGGGACAGCATGGTCTGAAGGTTCGCACGCATGGCGGCCTCCACGCGCGGTGCAAGCGCAGGGGGCGGAGGAAGCGATGATAACGCAAGCAAAATACGACGCACGTCGTCAGAAGCGCCGTGCATTGATTGCAGCAACTTCCTTTGCTCCCTTGCTGCCCTTTCGGCCTCGCTAACCTGCGTCACAGCCGCGCCAACGGTCGCCAATGTGCTAACCCAAGCAGGCGCACCCAAAGGTGCGGCTAATATGCTTCCCCATTTGAATAGCTGCTTCCAGAAGCTCACTGCAGCACCTCATCCCTGAGAGTGAATTGCTTATCCATGAGCCCAGCAGTGTGGGCTATTCTAATGGCACAGCCTTTAACTCCACCTCTATGCCTTCACAGCTCTGAGATTGTGACAGCAGCACTTCCACCTGCGCCCAACGCAACGCCCTGTCCGTCACGTCCCTTTCCGCAGGCTTCCATCTGTCATAGCTCACGAACGTGTGATAGCCTGTGTTTCCCCTATCCGTGATAAGCCGAACCTGACACGTCTGCAGAGTCATTACTTTTACCCAGTCCACATGAAACTTATTCCCAGAAGTGATATAGCCCGAACGCCATACCGCGCCACCGACGCGCAAAGTGCCTGAGCCGATACGGAACAGCCCGCCTTCCGCTCCCGCAAGCACGTATTGCCCGTCCCACGCCAGCCAGTTTATGGTGGAGAACGGACCGTAGCGTACCCAGCCGACGCCGTTTTCCTGCCACACGTACAGCATGTTCCCATCCGCTACGCATAATGTATTGCCTCGCGCCAAAACGACAGGCGAAGTGCTACTCCAATCCTTGCGCAACACCAGCCTGCCGTCGGCGTACAGCCCATCACGCGCGGCTATAGCAGAACCATCGACGCTCTTGTGGCTCAAGGGACATGGCGACGGCGACAATACGGGGATTACTCTGCTGAGGTCATCTTCCGCGAACAAAGGACGAACAGGGTTCCAGCTCCACGCGCCCTGCCGTGTATGTGCAATCAGTACACCGTCCACGACGGTTAGCCCGATGACCGGCAAGGGCAAAACAATCCGGTACGGGTCGTTCAGGTCGTTTATCACGGCTTGCGAATACCGTACAGGGTCGCCCGTGGCGCTGATGTATACCTCCTGCCCTTGCGCCACAGCCACGCGATTGCCCCACACCGTCGCAGGGCCGTACGGTAAGACACCAGAGGGTACATACCGCTCACCAACATCGCCCTTATCTAACAGCGTGAGAGTGCTACCGCTTGCCGTCCCCTGCGCAGCAAGGTAATAGCCTTCGCCCTGCGAGCGATATAGCTTCACGACGTCTCCGCTTGTCAGCCCGGCTATCGTGATGTTCGCACCGTACGAATAAAGCGTCTCGTTAAGCACAGGAAGCTCATAGGGTTGACTCGCAGAACTCTCTATGCCGTTTCGCGTTCGTGTCGCAAGATAGACGTGCTTACCGCGCACCAGTTTGTACAGCTGTCTGAAGCGGTTGAAAAGCAGGAAATCGTGATTGCTGTCTGCTTCCCATTGAAACACGATGGAATCTACATTATTGCGGGACGCCAGCACAGTGAGGTCAAACGTCATGACATAGGCAGTGCCGTTGGCAAGGTTCCAATACGGCTTCCGTTCCAGGAGTGGAAGGGTTGTTCCGTCGACCAAGACGCGAAAGTTACCCACAAACATACTCGGCAGGAAGGCGTACATTGCCAGTGCGCTGTAATCCGACAAATTCCTACCGCCTGTGGACATTGTGATTTGGATGGTCGTCTGACCGGATGCCGTGATTGACCACTTGCACCAGCCGTTGGCACTGAAGATGGTCGGAGGCGGCGAGAAATCGTTTGCGGAAGTAACGTTAAACGAAGGTAGGCTTATCTGGTGACCTGTGACAGCTGGAGCCGACGGAGCCTGCAAAATGGTACCGCTGTCCCCGTTTTTGCGCCACAGGTTCTCACCGTTTATGAGGTAGACGTCATTTCCCCATACAAACCCGTAACCGTGTGAGCCAGACCCTACCACACTGCCGTCACCCTTCACAAACACACGGCGGGTAGCACTCGTGGACAGCTGCTCATCGCCCATGCGAGGCAGTATGCGTCCTTGCGTCAGGTCAACGTTTTGCGCCAAGACGCACACAGACTCAAACGGGTTCAGGTCGCCTGTCTCTCCAACAAGTGGTATTCTCATCTTCTACCTCGCGGGGCAAGTGGACTGGGACTAGGTGCGGGAAGCTGCACCAACCGCTGGGTTGCGGTGGCCTCCCTATACCGCTGAACGTGATGCAGGTACTCCGCCCAACGCGCCTGAACATGGGGCATATTGTCCTTGCCCTTGAGCTTCGCAAGGTCATACACGGTATGGCACACAATGGCATGTTCGTAACCTGCCGGCACGTCGATGACGTCGCCCGCAGCCGATGGCATGTTCGGCATCCGTATGCCGTATGCCACCAACACGCCGTTTTCGGATGGAACCGGGTAAAGGCGTACCAACGTGCCTTGAATTTGCGCCAGCGACGGGGTTCCTGTGGCAGGCAGGTATAGCCACCGCTCTCCGCTTGTAACGGGCTCCAACTGCCGACCGTTCCACGAGACCTGCGATACCACGAGCAGCCGCGGGTTGAACAGCGTGCTGGACGCGCAGTCCACCTCCACCGTCCCTGCGGTGATGTTGGCGGATGTATAGGTATATCGCCAGAACGCATCGCGGGCGAACTGACGAACTGCTTCCTGAATGTACGGCTGCAAGTCCGCGTCCGTGAAGGACTCGTCCTCTAACTCGTACTTCAGCATGTTGCGAACCAGCACTCTCAGCTCTGCTAACGTCATCATGCCCTCCTACATCGTGCTGCCGAACACGACAGCTTCCGTGCTTAGGTCGATCACATCCTCTGTGCCGGTAACCTCCACAAGCAGAGGAACCTCCGGGTTATTCGCCGTCAGGCGTCCCACGTCGGCACTGAAACGGATAGTGCCGACAGGTTCGATGTCTATCCACTCGATGTTTGTCACCCCACAATCCTGCGGATAAAGCTTGAACGGCATGGACACATCGCCCTCGAACCGAATGCGCAGTAGCATCACCGGCAGCGTCCGCGTCTTATGCACCTCACGCCATTCCACGTAAACTCTGTTGGTTTCCGCCGACTTAACCAGCACAGGTATAGAGCCGTTCTCGCCACCAATCTGAACCGACAGCGTACCTGCCGTGCCCGCCCGTAGGCGATACCAATCGTGAAGCGCATACAGGTTACCCAGATTGAAATACCCCGCTTCGTTCCAGCCTCCCATGAGCAGAACCTTACCCGCGTCCTGAGCATGTTGTGCCAGCAACGCTCTGCCCGGAGGGAACGGCTGAACGTCCTGTCCGACAAACGCGCCGTTGGTAACCGTGCAGGTACGGCTACTTGGCGATAGCATCAGACGCGCCACGTACACCGTATCGCCTTCGTAGCACTGCGTTATCGGTTGCCAGATTGTGTTATAGAACGCAATCACCAGTCCACCGTCAACACTCGTTCTGAGTCTATGCCATAGCCTTCATCCGTTGGCGTGCGATGTATGCTAACCACACCTTTTGCGTTACCACGCGCAAATGTTTCCTGCGCATGGTGAACGTATAATGTCCGTGTCGGGCAAATGATTTCAAACACCAGTTTCTGGGCGAGCTCTACAAGCTCAATCCGTTCCAGCAAAACCTGTTGCTGTGTGGTTGCCATTCGCGCCTGCCAGTACCGGTACTCGCCCTCTGGATTGGTCCAAGAAGGACTCGGGTCGTCAGGGTTAAATGGTGTGTTGCTCGCTCGCCACTGCACAGTGGCTGCAGGTGGCAGACCGCGTGCCTTGAAGCGCCGGGGTTCGCCAACATCCACCACCGGCGTTTGCACCCAAATGGCGCTCGGTGCACCGTAATTGGTAACCAGATAGCGAATTCTGCCCTGGACGTTCCTGTCCGACCACCAGTTATACCCTGAGCCAAGCCAAGCCCGTAATCCACGAATTCGGATCCATACCGGTCCGGAACCAATAGGCCCAATATGGATGGGATTTGACCAGACTGGATTTGCAGACGACCAAACCTGGACCGCCCAGCTGCTACCGCTCCGGATAACCCGAGCGCGGAACACGGATTCATACGGTTCCCACGGACCGCCAACGTGTTCCTGCGCCAGCTGACCGTTAACCATTCGCTGCCAACAAAAACCAGGTAGGCCCCCCACCACAAAACCAAATCCAACACACGCCCAGTTGTTGTCGTCGACCTTGAGCTCAACGACAATTCCGTCAAAAATTACTCCAAGCGCACTACCAGAGAGAACCGATAAATCCGAAACCTCAAACTCCAGTTCGAAATCGCCAGGATAACAGGCGTATGATAGCTGGATCTGGTCGGTCTGTTGCTTGATTAACCACTTATTGGAAGTGTCTGGCGTACCGGAAACCAGCCACCGATTCGGCTCGGCTTGGTCGGCGACGCCTGAATCTAAAGGACTACTCGGCCTCGGCAACGGAGGGCAGTCGGTATCAGGAATGCGAAACCGCACGTAATCGTCGATGGATTGCCGTGACAGTATCACTGCGCCGGAGCTAGGCTGGCACATCGCAGCGAATAACTGGTCTCCGCTTTTAATGACGCGCCCGAATCTCATTCAACCACTCCGCCCTGCTCATTCATGGCGTATTGATAGCCAACCACGAACCCCAACAAGAACGCGCCGATGAACATCAGTATGAGCTTGATGGTTATGGCGTCCATGCTACTCACCTTCATACTGCACATGTGGCAGGTCCCGCATTTTCCAGCGTCCACCCCAAACCAACCCATGCGCTTCGGCAGCACGCCCGTAAGTGTTCCACCACTCTTCAGGCACGTTCCATGTTGGCTTGCCGTCCACCAGCCAACAGCAATCCATTGCCCTACCCGTGCCGTGGTATTTGGGGTTGAGGATCTTCGTCACGACGGGCTTGCTGCTCAAATACCCCTGCTTGCGGTACTTGGCTATCTCTTCGTCGGTGAACCCGACCTTGCGCAGCTCGGCGTCCGTCCTGCCTTGCGCGTATAGGGCTCGCTGCTGCTCTCGGCTCCTGAATACTTCCCAGACCATGAGTGGCAGTCCCTTGCTGCGCACGTCGTTCAGCACAGCCTGGAACTTGCGTTTGGCGGTGGCATTGACTCGCGGGTCATTGAGTAGATTGTCTCTGGTCGTCAGTCTCCATGTCATGGCGCAGCTTTTCCAGTGTGTGTTTGAGTTGCGCTGGCAGCGGTACACCCATAGCGGCAAGGTGTTCGAGTACGCTGAGCGCTTCATTGACACAGAGATAGCTCAGCACGAGTGTTCGAAACGCGGGTGCGGATTGGAACAAGGCGCGGTCGATTAAAACGGCAAGCGCAATGGCAGCGAAATAGCCGGTTTTGCGAATGAGTCCGCGGCGCATGATTGAACTGTTCAGCCGTTTCTCGTAGAACGCTTGCGCCAGTCCGCCCAGCACGTCAAGCCCAATAAGCAGCACCAGCGCTTGTGCCAACACGTCCCAACCCCCTATAAGCGCACAGAACAGAGAAGCCAGCGCCGCCAACAATGACTTATACTGCCACCCATTCAGCACCGCCTATCCCTTCCTACTCCTGCGACTGCGTCCTGCTGCAGACCAAGCTGCCATCTGCGTCGCACCGTACTTCCTGCGCCCTACGCTAGCCGCAATGGCTCGGGCTCGCTTCTCGGAATAGCCACGCGCCCGAAGCTGATCAACCAGCCGCGCGAACCGACCGCCGCCACCTGGTCTCAGACTCTTGCCCTTGTATGTGCTGGCCATTGGACACTCCCCTTACGCCGATTGCACTGCCTGCCATTTGCGGAACGTCTCGGCAATGTCGTCCAACCGCGCCCCGCGATACTCCCATACTTCGCCCTGCGCGGGAACCACCCCAAACAGCTTCTCCAGCGCACTGGCAGATACCGTGAACTTGTCGCCAGTGTCAATGTCCACCAATGTTACGTTGCTACCTACTGCCTTAACGTATGCTCTCATGCCGTTACCTCCTTACAGAATGGCAAACGAGATGCTCGCGCGGAAGTTACCAGCAGCACTACCACCGTTGCGCACCTTGACCCGATAGTTGCGGCCGCCCATGCACTGCAGTATCGGCGAGACCGCATAGTAACGGGTAACGCCATCCGTAGTGGCGTCTGTGCTGGAACCGTACCAAATCACGACCCAGTTGCTGGTGTCCAGCTGCGCTTCCAGCCAGCACGTGAACGGCTGGTCGCCACTGAAATACGCCTGCACGTGCGCCTGCTCGGTAAACGGGTTCCGGTTTGATCCCGTCTGCACGGCACCAGCACCTAACGCGCTGATCACGTCAGTGGTTATTTGAACAGCGCCAAGCGCGGGGCTGCTCGGCGACGCTGCGAACGGAGTGTTCGTCAACCGCACGGGAATAGCCATGCCGTCAACGTGGTGTCCCAACGCGCCCACGGGCATTAAGTCCGCCAGCTGGTACGCCTGGACCCTATGAACCTTAAGCTGGCTAGACCCGCCCGTTGCCAACCCCGCCAGCCGTACTCGGAACGGACCGTCCGGAATGCCGTGCTCCCGAATGCGATACACTTCATTACGCTGGTTGATCCCGCCCAGCGTACGAAACGACCAGACCGCTTCCCCGACACCGACGTAGACACTGGCAAGCCGGTACTGCCCGTTCACCGCTCCGACGTTGATACCGGTCTGGTCGTCTGCAACCCCACCAGCACGCATGACCGCGTCCATGTTGGAACCGGTGTTTCCAGCCGCTCGCCATTCCACAAGGTTGTTATCGTCGGTGTAGAAGCCCAACCTAAAATCGTCGCCGCTGGCACGCCAATTCATGGTGCAGACGACTTCAATCAAGCACGGCGGTTGGAACCCTTGTTTGCTCAACAGTGCCTGTCCTGCAGATAGCGTCAGCTCGCTGCTGGTGACCGATGGTGTGCCGGTAACATCCCAGTTGGTGCTGTCTATCATACTCCCGTTGAAGTCGTCGGACAGCCACTTGACCACCTGAGAAGATGGTTCAATTCGGTCTGGAAACGGCATGGGCTACCTCCTATTGCGCAGACGACGTCTCGATCAGCAAGCGCAGATTCCGCTCATCCAATTCGGTAATAACTCCCCGCGTCAACAGCGTTTCGGCGTACGCTTCCGCATCTGGAATACCGGCGGTAGCCGTGTTCAGGAGGCTGGCTGCCTCGTCCGTGATGTAGCCAGCCTCACAATGAGCGCGAAAAGCCTGCTCAAGACACTCGTCGCGAGTGAGCTTGTTGCTGCTCATTCCGTCACCCCCAGCAGTTTGCCGTTGTATTTGCGGCCATTCGTTGCAAGCTGAGCGTGCATCAGAATCTTGTAGAAACGAACCGGTTGCCGAACGGGAACCTGCTCTACCGTCGGTTCGTTCGCGTCCACGTACACCTTCATGGTGTTCGGGTTTATAAGGAAAACCGTGCCAGAAGGACACGCATTATCGGGAACGATAAGCGTGTCGCCGTAGGCGATGGCGTTGAAGCCGACAGTTACCTTCCCACCCTGCTGGTTCAGTGCCTGCAGGTTGACTGCCGAGCTCTTCAGCTTAGCGTAAAGCGCAGCAGGCATTACTGCAAGACGCGGAGTTTCGCCGGTATTGGCAAAGATGTTGGAGAGGTGCTTGTCCAGCACGGCCCACGTGATTGCGCCTACACTGGTCACCACGTATGCGTTCCAGAAGTGCGCTGCGTTATTGTTTGTGATACCGCCTAGCGGTTTCGCCGTGTTTGCACCGAACGAACCGACGGCGGTTGCATAGTCCGCGATGTAGTACGGCAAACCACCGATTGCGGTCTCCGAACCGGCCCCCGTGTTGGCAAGCACCCAGTTGTTCAGCATTCGACCGATGTCTTCAACCGCGCCCTGTGTGACGCCACGCACATAGATACCCATGCGACGCGCGTCATTGCGCAGCTTGTTCAAGGTGCGTTCCGAAAGGATGATACGCCCGTATACTTCGGCCCAATCGTAGTTGGCGGCCGACACGGTGTCGTCTTCGCCCGACATAGCCGGGTTCGCTTGCGCAGCGAGGTTGTCATACACGGCGTCTAGGGGGTTGTTGACGACGTGTGCGCCGACGGAGGCGTAGCGCAGGTTCATGACGATTTCGGAACCGCCGGGCTCCACCGCCACACCGCCCAGCTGACGCATCGCAGCGAGAAACGGCTTGACGTTGCAGATGTTGTCCCGAAACTCGAGCGTCCAACGCGGTATCGCTACCGATAACGCATTGTCGTATTTGCTGTTTGCAGGCATTGTAAGTCCCTCCTTTCGCTAAAGTCAGCGCGACACCATCTCGATGAACTCTTCCAGTGTGTCCCGCTTGCCATGTTCGAATTCCCGCGTCCTGTTCGGTCGTACGCCGACGCCCTGCCGTTGCGCTTCGCGTGCCAGCAGACCGTAGGCGAGAAGCTCGGCCTGTTCGAGCGAGTATGCCTGACCAAGCACAGCGAGGGCGTACGTCAGCACCTTGTCGTCAGAAAGCTCGACGCCGAACAGGTTGCTTGCCTCACGGATTGCCTGCGTTACCGCCTTCGCAGCCTGCTCAATCTCCTCATCTGTCGGTTGCGGAAACGTAGGTTCGGACGTCTGTTCCTGTGTCTGCTCCGCTTCAGACTCTGTAACCTCTTCGGAGAAATCCTCAAAAGCAGTCAGGTCCTCTCCTTCGGTTTCCGATTGGATTGGGGATTCAGTGTCAGACTGCTCGGCAGTCTCTGCGGACGCACCGGCAAGCGCCGCTCGAATCTTGGCGAACAGCGAAGAAGCTATTGTTCGCTGCTCTTCCTGCTGTTCCGGTTCTGCGGCCTCCTGTTCGCCAATAGCGCCCAGGAAGGGGTTAAGGTCGCGTTCATCCATGAACGATGCCTCCTCCGTGAAAATCCGTGTGTATTTATTCCCAAATGGAGCCAAAAAAAATCGGGGCAGTGCGCAACTGCCCCAGAATCAAACGACCCGCCATTCCGACGGCACAGACAGTATTGGTTGCTACCGGGCAGGAGGTTGGACGACCATGAGAAACTCGCGAGCGTCAAAGCCCAGCGAATGCAGATAATATTGTATCACTTTGTCGATGTCGAACGCATTAGGCAGAGCCACAGCCAGCTGAAGCAACGCTTGCGCCTTCTGTTGGCGGGAGAGCACATCTTCCCAACCTGCACCCAGAAGGGTTACCCGCATTCCCTCCAGCGCATCGCGAACGTGCCGGTGTGGGCCGTAAGTCTCTTCCGCCTCGCCTACCATCACACGCAGGAACGGGACACGCTCGTCTGGCAGACGCACTAGCCAGTGTCGCAAATCCTGCGCTATGCCATTCATCCATTGCCGAACCTGCTCCAGCAGGAACTGACTGCGTGCGGAACCGAGCTGCGCGTAATACATCGCCTCCGTCGCCGTCTTGGTGTCTGGCAGTAGATTTTGGTCAAAGAGGCTGACGCCAGACACTGCGGAAATCTTGCGTTCCGACAATTCTGTTGCCAGGTGGATATCCGCCAGCGATACTTCGTCGAGGGGACGAATGATGGGCACGTCCGCACTGGCGGGAATTAGCCGGTAGGACTGGGAAAGCACCTCGGGCGTGTCCATGTCGGTAAGGGCAGAAGTATTTAGCTGTGCCAACCGCGACCGCTTCGCCCGGAACTTGACCGCTTCCGCGAGGAAGCGCTCTGCGTCCAGCCATTCCTGGCATAGCTCGACCACGCCGACAGGCAATCCCGTTGCCCAATAGGCGTCCGTTCTCGGACGCTCCGTGCCGAACAACCAGCGTGCTTCGTAGGGGTAGGCTTCCCACTGCTCGACAACCGTTCGCTCACCCGTTAGGCAGACGTGGTACAACTCGCCGGTGTGCTGAAGGTGAACCTCCACGAAGTCTAAGGTCTCTTCTAAGTCAGTCAAGTCCGGCCACTGGTTCCCGTAGATTTGGCGTGCATCCGCGAGAGGCATAGAGAACCGCCGAACGTGACCGAACGGCTCAGCCGTTTCGCCCAGCCATGTTGCGTCTTCGGGAGGCAGTCGGCGCGGCCCGTATGGCGAGACGAACACACCACCGAATCCTGAGACGGCAAAATCGCGTATAGCAGCCTCCACGCGCCGTTTCGCCATCTTTGCCCATGCTGTGGTGAAAACGGCATCTGCCAGCTCTTGCCTGTGGTGTTCGCCCTCGATACGGAAGTCTGACTTGCCTGCGACCTTCGCTACAAGCGTGTCTAGCAACGAGTGCATGTACGCAACCTGAGCCTGCTCCCGCAGTGTTTCCACTAAACCCCGGCGCTGATCGATCAGGGACAATCCGCTCTGCAGATAGCGCTCGACCGGCTCTGGTAATTCGCGCCTCATGCGACATCCTCCAACTTTGGCATCCGATTGAGCCTGTCGGCTATCTCGGCTACCTTCCTGCCCTGCGGAGTGTTCCCGTGAAGGATGACCCGCTTAGCGAAGTAGTCCTTGTCATCGGAATGGGCATAGGGCAGGAACAGGTAGCGGGTTGGGGAAAACTGGCGTAAAGCAATGCCGCCGCAATTTTCGCAACGCTGCTGCGACGCAGACATCGCCACCAGCGCATCAAATTCGCTACCACAATCGCACCGAAACCGATAGACAGGCATTTCCCGCACCTCCGCAAGCAATTATTCCCAATCCCGCGCCTGCATACGCCGCGCCAGCTCCGCCTGCTCCTTCACCCACGCGACTGACCATGTTGGCGGTGGCACCTCACACCGCACCGGAACCAAAGCGGAAATGGCATACCGCAAGGCGTCTATGGCATGGTCTTCGCCCACGATATCCTCTGGCTTGGCTTTGGTGGCGTCCACCTGCGCATTGCGCAGCTCCGACAGCAGATTCCCGCAACGCCGATGCACCCGCACCAGCTCCTGCCTGAAAATCGAACGCAGAAGCGACAGCGAACCAATCCTGTCGCGTGTGGCCGGAGACACAATCAGACCCGCATCCTGCCACAAGTCCGCTATGCTGGACACGCCATCCATCTTGCTGAAGGTGCTGGCGTCTGCGGAGATGGAGTGCAAACGCTCGATCCCCGCCCGAAGTTGGAAGACCCGCTGAGCCTGCTCGGCCGGAGTGAGGCCCGCCTCGTACACCTCATCAGCGACGTAGTAGGAATCATCAGGCAGCTTGGCAACCAGCACTGCTGCAAACGGCTTGGCATAGCCCCAGTCAATGCCGATTGCCCACCGCGCCCATTGAATGCCCTCTGGCGCGTGCCCTACCACCACAGGCTGGTGCGGGAAGGCGACACCCTCGAACACATCCCAGCGTCCATCCAGCAGCTGAAGGCGGAGAACCTCGTCCAGCGACTGCAACCGCTCCAGATAGGTCGGGTCGCGCCTCATCAGGATGGCATTGTCCGCGAGCTTGGCTGGGATGAAATACGAGGTGAACGACGCTGTGCTTCCGCGCCACTGTGCCTGCCTGACCTCCGACGGCTTCATCGGCGCGAAGACGCGGGAAAACCATTCATGCCCAATGTTGCCTGGGTTGGACGCGACCGCCACGATGGGCTTCCGCATGGTGGACACATTCAGACGCGCCCGCGACATCAGGTACGCGACCTGTCGCTCGGAGAAGTGAGTAGCCTCATCCACGAACAGCCCATCAAACTGCCAACCTTGATAGCGGTATACGTCCTGCTCCGACTCGCAGTAGGCGAACTGCAGCAACGATTGACCAATCCGCCACGAATACCGCTGCGCAGACCACCGCGCCGACTTCCGCAACCGCGCCAGCAGCTCATGGGACCGCTGGATTAGCCCGCCCGCGCCTGCCATATCCGACAACCGCCGACGGAATATGCCCACCTGCGCACCAGGATGCAGGATGCAGATGGCAATCGCGCCTGCCAGCAGGGCATCGGATTTGCCACCGCCGGCAGCACCGCCATAGCCCACCAGATCAGCAATGGGAGAACCCCGCGGAATGCCCAAGCTGCGGAGGAAATCCGCCTGACGAGGCTGCGGACACCAGCCAATCAGCTCTGATAATCCCGCCATCTGCCCCTACCTGCCAGCGCTACCAATCATATTCGGCCTGCGGATGGGCAAGCTCGACCTCCATGCGCTCTACGAAGCCCTCATCCCTGCCCCAGTACCGCAGTGCGAACATCACTGCCCAGGGCCTGCATGCCTCGATTGCCTCCACGAGGGCAGAATGCGCCGCGGCCACCACCGAAGCCCGCCCATTTTCCACCGCAACCTGCAACCGCTTGGAACCGCGAATATGCCGATACAATGTAGATTTATCGATGCCGAGTGCTTGCGCCGCGGCAGCCACACAGCCCCGCGCCTCCACCAGTGCCTGCTCCATCTGGTGCACGCCAACCTTGCGCAGCCGGCCCATGCCTGCCACCTCCGCATGGGATTATTCCCGCCACCACACACCCCACCAGCGTTGCAAATTTGGCGATTTCCCATTACGGGGCAAAAAAAAATCCCGCCCGAAGGCGGGAATGGAAAACAACGGAGGAACAGGCTATTTCAGCAAAGCTTTGCCCTCGTCTGTGACCTCGCTGCGGTTGAAATAGCGACGAAGCAGCGCCGGAACGAGCTCCACCGGAACCTCCCTACGTTGATGCCAGTAACCGTGACCGACGGTAAAAATGTAGCAGGTCCCAACACGATGAAGGGCGTACCAAGGCACACCCCATCCGTAATCGCGGTTAAGCTTGAAAACGGCCTCATGACCGCTGTGCGCGAGCGCTACGGCTTCGCTGAACGGGAACTCGTAAACGTTCCCGTCCAGTGCCAGGAACTCGTTGCCCGGCAGATTCTGGTTCACCATCTCCCACACGATATCGACAATTCGCATCTCGCCTCCTCCTTCTTCCCCGCCCTGCTCTTCAGTCCCCCCGGACGGCGGGGTTGTTTGGGGGGAGACCCGGCCCAACACAGGCCGGGTTTCGCCTGCTACTTACCTCACCTCCTGATCGAGTCCGTGGTGCTCAATCAAATCCCAGAGTTCGCGAGCCACCTCCCAGCCAAGTTCGGTAAACGTGGGCCTCCAGTAGGCAACGTCATAGGGAATACCGGTCTGGCAATGGACCGGCTTCTCAATCCCGATCAACCCGGCTTGTTCCAAGTCCAAGTAACGCCGGTATTTCGCCCACCATTCACCATACCACGGCATCGCCAGCAGCTGGCGAAGTGCCTCGCGGCCCTTGCGGGACACCACGTAGACATCAGCCGGATGGATCCCGTCCTCTGGGTGTTCGAACACCTTGCCGGCCTCGATCATCCTTCTCAGGCGTCCTTCCGTCCACCCCGTCAGAATAGAGACTTGCTGTCGCGTCAGCATCGTCCTCACCTCCTTCATTGCTTTCACCTACATCATACCACAATATTTCACATTCTGCAACATAATTTCGCAAATTTTCCCAAGAAAATCCAAAAAAATTGCTTGAAAGACCTAGTGTAATTACTTGCTTTGTAGTCCAAGCGACACCCGACAGACACATACAGCAATGATTCCAATTCCCGGAAGATGTGCCATACCACTTGCGGTGACCTACCAAATGTGGTATACTGCAAACGGAACGCGGGTAGACATACCCGAACCAACATACGGGTTCCGTAAACGGCTCGTGATTATTGCACCCCGTGTGCCCCCCCACGCGGGGTGCGCCCCTCTACCAGACCAATATCACTCAAGCGCCAAGGCGCGACGACAAACCTCCCTCGCCTTCGCCAGCCAGCGACGGCTTAGCCCCAGCCTTCGCCTTGCCTCTTCGCCCGTATACCCTTCTCGTATCAGCGCAAGCCACTCTTGCCCAAGCGGGTAGCCTCTGAGTGCAGTCTCCAGACTCGCGTACAGCTCGGCTTCGACGTAGCCGTCCTCATCGACTATGCATACCACCGACCCATCATCCAACAGAAAGGCTTTCATTGCTATCACGATACCCTAAACAATGCCTCTTACCTTCGTACCGGCAGATATGCATTAACCCAAAGCGGACAGAATTGAAGATAACGGTGGAGAAAGCAAACTGCGGTTTACGAAGGAGTGCCAAAAAAGCGCGTACGCGAAGCTCCTGCAGCAAATCCGCAGACTCCCAGCCGTAGCGCCGCACCAGCACCTCGGCCATCCGTCGGTTGCTGGGCAATCTCAGTGCGGCCCGCAAAGCATCTTCGTGCTGGCTGTTCCACTCGACCATCACATGCTGTTATTCCCTCAAGCGACCACATCACGATAGCACCTCCTCAATCTGATTCCAGTCATCGGGCGTCCACAGATAGAACTCTACACCAGGACACTGGCGAAGCAGGGAGTGCCACCGTTCCTGCGCCGCTGTCGGTGGCCGACCCCCGACCTTCAATTCCGCAAACACGACCCGCGGAGGACGAACCAGCACCAGGTCAGGGAAACCTGCTGGCGAGTGCAGACTGTGCCATGTGTGATAGTCTTCCCACTTTTTTATCCGCGCATAATCCCGCACCGCCTGCAGAAAATCCTTTTCCCGCATTCGGATAACGCGCACCATAACGATAAAAATACCTGCGCAGGCTTTCCCACCCCATGCGCAGGCTTCTGTCCTCCAATCCAGACATTAAGTTTTAGGAGGCGTTCACCATGATTATATCCGCAATCCGCACCAGTCAGCCGGCGGATTAATTACACGGAAGTAGCTCGGCTCCGCTCGCGATTTTGGCTGCGGGACAGGCAGCTCACCGCGCAGCCGCGCCATCTCACGCTCGAACTGTTCCGCGAACGACGCCCACGAGAACGAACGCCACGTTCGCAGGCAGTGTACTGCCGTTCGCTTCGCTTCTTCTAACGATGGCGCGGGCGACTTATTTAATATCACCGCGAATGCCTTCTTCCCCTGCGCCAGAGAACGCTCGTTCGGGGGCTCTAAACCCGCCTCCGCGTATGCGTCCTTCACCATAGACGCCAGAAGCTCGTCTGAAGGACTGCCGTTTTCCGACTCGGTCTCCGCCTCTGGAATATCCTGACAGCCTGACTCGGAACCGTCTCGACGACGCTTGTACTGCCTCCATCGCAACCTTTCGTCTTCTCTGCACTGCCACTCTGCCCAATCGTGCAGGCAGAAGGCGCCGTCCTCACTGACGTCGAGCAGCCCTGCCTCGACCAGCTCATCGAGTGCGGCCGACACCTCGTCCAAATTGTACCCTACTTCACGCGCGAGCCGAGCCCTGTCCAGCGGAGAACCATCACGTCTCACCAGACGGCCACCAGCGTCACGCTCCTTAGCCAGCGCACATAGCGTCACCCACAGCCCACGCGCGGCTAGCGTGACCTGCTCGAACTTCCGACTGTCCAAAATCGACGTATGAACGCGAAACCAGCTCTCTTTCATTTTGCCACGTCCTTCGCCGACTTCCGCGTCTCCTTCTCAATCACCACCTGTCGCTCAATCCGAGCGATGTCTGCCAGCTCATGAGCCGCTGGACTTTCCAGCAAGGCACGCAGGCGAGACTTATCCGGCTTGTAGGCCTTGGTGACAACCACTTCGACCAAATCGGGGGCGACCTCGTGTAACCGTTCGGGGTTGAGAACCACTACCTCTCGAGCATACCGAATCCGGTACATGCCCGTCGTAAATTGCTCGATTCCAAGCTGCCGGGCTACCTCCTCGAACAGGGCGCGTGCTTCCAGCTCGGCAGCCTGTTTGCTTTCGCGAAGCATCCGAAGTTGCTCGTCAAAGGTCTGTATGGCAGACAGCAACTCCATCAGACGCTGAGTAGCCTCGATGTTCTCCATAGCGCAACACTCCTTTCGTCATGGTTGTCATGCATTTCGGGATGGGGCGTTTGCCCGACGGCTTTCGCGTTACAACGCCTGAACGGGTGCGCCCCACCCCTGTCTGCTGCATCGCCAGCAACCCTGAGGAGGTGTTTTCATGGGAGGGAGAACCAACATGCCGGCGAATAGGCAGACATCTGTGCCTAGAACGGGCAAACGGCGCCGGGCTTCGATATATCGACTGACCTGCCTCCTGCCAAGACTTCGACCATCGCCTCGAGCTGTTTCTCCAACGATTCGCGGTCACTGTCCTTGCGGGCGACATACCACGCGTCTACCGTATCCACCGACAGCAGGTAGCCGTCTGCCCCCTGCGTCACCCCTATGAACCGCACGGCGGTAGCGGGTATGGCGAACAACCCGTTCCCGGTCTGGTGACGCAGAACGATGAACTGCATCATGCTTCACCTCCTTCCCGTTTATTTCCAATGGGCATTGATGACGATGAATTGGATGGAGTCTCTATCCACCTTGCACAGCCCTCACTATTAGCTCCGTCAGCTCATCCACCTGCATGAGCTGCGGTGGACATGGCGCGTTTGCCAGTATCCACTCCTGGTCAAGTCCCTTTAACGCCTGCGATAGCACCTCCTTCGGCTCACGCGCACGTTCCACAAAGTCCGCCACTGCCTCGTGCGTGTTCAGAGTTCGCTTCAGTGCCTTGAACAAAGCGAGTTTTTCCTTCGGCTTCCAATTGCCATGCAGATGCCCAAGCGCCCTTGCAAACCGCTCCTGCGGTGACGGCGTCTGCACAGACTCAGACGGCATGTCCTCCACGTCCTGCGTGAACCTACCGCTTAGAGCAAAAGCGTTTAGCACCGCAGCCACCAACGCACGCTTTTGCGCCATCTTCAAAACGGTATTCTCCACGTCGCGGGGTCGCGAGATGTACTTGCTCTCCAACGTGGAAGCCGAGCCGATTCCTGTGCCGATGCACTGCGGCCTTGCCGACCGCGTCACAACACGGCACAGCACGATGAAGCGGTACAGCCCAACAGACGTCAAGGTACGCCCGTCACGAGTCTGGTACGTCACCTCACGGTCATGGTCTATCTCCTTGTCCAGTATTTCGTAGTGCGCACCGCAGTTAAACGCCCACAGGATGCGTTCCGCTCCAGGCTTGAGCAAGCTGGGCTTGTCTGTGTTGGGAACAACGCCGAAGTCCGTGCCCTCTTGAAGCAATTTTGCCACCACGTCGTTGATTGCGTTCTGTTGCTCGATGAGCTTTGCCAACGGAAGCGTCTCCAGCAGCACCGGGTCTTCAGACACCGGTTCAGGAAGATATTCGCGGGTCGTTGCGCTTTCCATTCTCCTGCCTCCTGATGTGGTCAAATGAAATCGCTGAATGTCCACCAATCCGCACCGCTGGGCGATGTATGCGCAAAGCGGAGCGGTAAAGCCAGTCTGGCATAGCCCCGTTCCAATACGTTCGTGGTTCTACGTAAACGCGGTAATGCCACACCGGCGCGTGTCTGTCTGGCTCGAAGTACACGCGCAGGGATCCACACTGCGCGGGAACCTCAAACTGGTTCTCTGCCACCCGAAACCAACTTAGCCACAGTGGAAACAGCACATGCTTGCACTGACGGCTAGCGGAATAACGGAACGCAGGGCAACTGCAGACAGGTCTGCCGGTCTGCGGGTCCCGACGAACCTCATGCCATTCGTAGTGATCAGCCGACACCGGAAGTTCCTGAAGCAGGCTCAGCGTGCGACTGCTCGGCATACGCCAATATGGGTCACAGTCTGCGTAACACACGTAAGTCCGCCTCAACAAAACGGTAAGCATTTTCTGATGCGTCTGCGGGTCGGTACCTGTGCCTTGACACACGCGACACCGCTCCTGAAAATCAGGGTCTGGTGTCTCGACGAACCCGTTGCCGTCGCAGTAACTGCAAAGCAATTTGAACTCTGTCATGTCTCATCCTCCTCGACCAGTAATCGGGACTTCCACTCCTCAACTTCCCGCCACCCAGGATAAAAAGAGATGCAGTCTAGCTGCGTCAAATCCCAAATACAGAACTTCTCCCCGTAGTGCTCGAGGTAACACCCGAAGGCACGCTTGATTGCATCCTCATCACCCCTTAGGAAGCACGGATACGCACCGTCGCCGTAATCCACCCACAGGCTCATGAACCTCTCACCGCGCTTAACCGCTATGATTCGCTCCATTGGAATCGCCTCTACGATACCCTCGACTGTTTTGACAAGGGCTATCATCTGTGCGCACCTCCTGTTTCCACCTCGTAAGGCGCCGACAGGCTCGGCGGATTCGGGTCGTGCTGGATGGCTACTAGCGTAATGCGCCCGATGGCAATCATCACCATCAGCGCAATCGCCAATACCACGACAGCCAGAACCGCCCCACTTGACGCCATACCGTCCAACTCCTGCTCGATGGCATACATCACACGCACAGACGGAGGAAGGATCCCACCGCACCATGCGCACCGCGAACGGTCGAATCTGCTCGGCATCGGAGACCTGCACATGCACGCTTCTTTGTAGTAGGTCTTCATGCGTTTTCCTCCTCATCGGGAAAGATGAAGCCTTCGTGCTTGAACACGTGGGTCTTTCGAACGCTACCGTCCTGCAGAGATTCCTCCTGCGTGACTCGCTTGGAAAAGGCATAGCAGAAGGCAATCCCCAACGAACGCAGAGCCGATTCCAGAACAGACATAAAGAAGGGTGCCCCGCCGACCAAAATCGCACCGCAGTCGTATTTCTTTAGCAGGACGCAGGCCAGCAATGCGCACTCCGTCGCCCTTGTGCGAAGCTCTCTCGGCGTCGGCAACTCGTCGAAGGTGAGAAGCGACTCAATCCGCTCCTTGTCCGCAGGCTCCGGCTCCACCACGCCTGCAGCCACCTGCTCGTCCGTTGGGGTGTGTTGCGTCAGATTAAGTATGCGCTCCATTTGCGTATTCTCCTTCCCCTAAGTCCTCGTTTATAGTTTGTAACCACGCCTCGAAGTCCTTGCGCAGAATCTTGCGCCTGGTACCCCAGGGCCGCACCGACGGCACAATGCCCATGGTCATCAGCTTGTACACGTGGCGCCGCGACACGCCAAGAATCTGTGCTACTTCGTCAGCCGTCATGAAGATGCTCATGGCAACACCTCCGATACAGTTATCAGCCTCTCTTTTGCTTCGCTCAGGAGTGCTGTCTGCATTATACCACACATTTCGCGCTATTTCAACACATAGTACACCTTCTTGCTACAAATTTTTGAAAAAAGCATTTCCTCTATAGGAAAAGTCTCGCGTGAAAAAATGGCGGGCCCCTAGATTCTTATTCTTACTCTTAGTCTTAGTCTATAGTGGAAAAATTTGGAACTCGTTGGAAAAGATTGGAACGTCCTGGAAAAGTTTGGAATGCGGTGGAAAAATTTGGAACTCGTTGGAAAAGATTGGAACGTCCTGGAAAAGTTTGGAAAGTCCCGGAAAACTCTGGAATTCAAACGCTTCCACTACTTGGGCGGCCGCACCTTACTGCGGAAGGGCCTGCTCACCCTGCGCTCCTGCCTGCCGGCCATACGAATAATCCGGTGCAACAGGGGACGCAACTCCTCAGTGGACGCACCACGCGCCCGCTGGCGATACCAACGCTCTATCAACTCACGCAACCCGCGAACCTTGCTATCGCGTCCCGTCTGCGCCGCCTTGTCTAATACCTCCTGCACGCTTTCCGCCATGTACGGGGTCAATTCTCTCTTGGTTCCGAATTGCCACAGGATGAAGTCCCACAGCGTGCGCTCGCCAGCAGCCATCCTGCTCGCCTCGCCCAACATCGCACCGGTGTGCCCAAACTGCGTCCGCAACAGATAATCTACCTTCCTCGGGTCCACGTTCAGCTCATCGCCTATCGCCTGGGCCAATGGGCTGGCCGCATACACGTCCCGCGCCCACCTGCCACGAGAATCCTTTAACGCCCGACGCTCCTCAATTGGAGGCACTATCCAGCGGCCGCGGAAGAAATCGTAGTTTGCTATCGCGCCCACGATGCCCGCAAACCCGAGCGCAAGGTCGCCTTCATCCAACGGTAACGCAACACGAGACAAAGCCTTCGCCCAATCATCCATGTCGCCGTCTATTGCGGCCTCAAAAATGCTTGCAATCACGCCATAGTCGTAAGGCTTCCATATGCTCACCCAACCGAACGGAGTATGCACCAGCCAGAACATGTAACGCAAGTACGGCGGAAACTCCCGATATTCCCTACCCGTTTCCTCATCGCGGTTGTTCCATAAATACACCAGTATGGACGGTATGCCCACGAACAACAGCAACCGTATCCACGTTGACCACGCCCGATGGGAATCCGTTACCATACCCTCTACGCCCCATCGGCGATAGTGCCACGGCATGTCGCCTCCTGCGCCAACGTCACCGCCCTTGCCCCGCTTGCCTCCACCGCCACCGCCAGCACCTATCAACGCCTCCACACCCATGCTTAACCCGCGAACCGACGCGCTCGTAAACGGGACGAGGCGGTTTAAGACGCGCACCAGCGAACCTGCCACACGGAAATCCATGTACCGCCTGCTCGCGAACGCAGCGAACAGCATCGCGTCCCAAGTCGAATAACCTAATGTCTGCTCCGCATACCGCTGCGCTGACGCGAACTCGTTTAGCCGTCCGAACTCCTCACTCGCCTCTGCTATGCGCAGGTACCACCGCCACAACCGCTTCAACACCCGTATCGGCAACACCCAAAACCGCCTGTCACGCACTAACTCGTCCATCACCTTCTCTAACTCCGCGTAATAGTCCTCACGCTGCAGGTGCATAAAGCCCGCGTGCGACCCACCGAAGAACTGCCACCAATGACGTTGCCACTTCTTAGCACGCACCGGGCGGAACGGAGAACGAACCAACCGCTCTAACATGTCACGAACAACGTTGCCCAACAGGAAACGGGGATGCTTCGTTATGCCCTCATACGCCAACCGTGCCACTGCACCCCAGACCTTCGCGAAAATGTTCCACCCATTCGAAGCATACGCGTCCTGCCAAGCGTTAAACGCCCTCATCACCTCCGGATGAAACTCCCACCACTGACCTTCGCCCTTGCGGAACACCAGAATGGCGTTTGTCGTCGGGCCGTTTACCCGTCGACCAATGTCCGCCAACAGCGTCGGCTCGCCTTCGTAAATGTGCCGCTCCAACTCCAATGCGTTAACGAACTGCGCCAGCGCATAGTTGCGGTCGCACTCTGCTATCGCGCGTGCGATGCTTTCCATGAGTGACACAAGCGGATTGTGTATGCGCCGAGTCGAGCCCTGAATCTCCCACGTGATTGCGCTCACGCGAGAAACGTTGCCCGAACGCGATACCTCCACTTTTGGGGCCTCCCATCCGAAGACGCGATGGAAGTCCACGTAATACCTGTTGCTCGCCTTTATGGCGTCGTACTGCTCCTGCGTAATACGCCCCGAAGACACCGCATACTGCAGCACATGGTCAGAAATCTCACGATACATCCCCGCAATGCGCCGTAGCTTCTCATAACGGTCAGGTTCTTCACGCTTCAGCGTCTCCAGATGCTCACGCGCTATGTCATCATCGCGCAGGATACCACCACCCCAGCCCGTTATCCGCCTTGCCTGAAGCTCCAAGCCCTGCTGAACCCTACGCCACCCGTTGCGAAAACGCTCTGCCTCATCTCCGCTCATCTGCGATAGCCGTTGCTCAATGTCCGACGAGTCATGCGCGTCCGTTTCTTTATCCGGTAGACCGATGTTCTTGCGGAATTGGTTGTACGCCTGCGCCTGCTTCCGCTCCATCAACTCAATGGCACGCTCCGCACCCATGAACGCAAACACGTCGTACGCATCCTGAATGAACGCCTGTCGCGAGCTCGTGTCGAACTCCCGAACCATCTCTATGAAGGGAACCGAACGCTTTTGCCCCTGCTGGTCAGCCGGCACACCGTGATGAAGCATTTCCACA